CGGCGCGGCGTCGAGCACCGGCTACCAGGGCGCGGCGTCGAGCACCGGCTACCAGGGCGCGGCGTCGAGCACCGGCGACTACGGCGCGGCGTCGAGCACCGGCTACCAGGGCGCGGCGTCGAGCACCGGCCGGCACTCGGTGGCTCTGGCCGCCGGCATCGAAGGCAAAGCCAAGGCATCCGCCGGTAGCGCCATCGTCCTCTGCTACCGAGACACCGACGCGGAAGGCGATGACTACGCCCGAATCGTGCATATCAAGGCAGCCATCGCCGGCCAGGACGGCATCCTGCCCGACACCTGGTACCAGCTGAATTCCGAAGGCGAGTTCGTCGAAGTCGACGAATGACCAGAACAGCGAACGAGTCGAGGGGCTTGATCAGCCAGACCTGACACGTCCGGGGAAGTGCCCGGCGTTCGCTCCTAACTCCCTCCCAGGAGGAAGCCATGAACGCCAAACTCCAACGCGCCCAGGCGGCGTATGACGCCATGGTGCCTGACGACGCTCTCCCTTGGTCGTCCAGTACCGAGTGGGCAAACATCCACTACTGTGCCGTCGATGACCTGATCCAGCGCGGCCAGGTCCGATTCGCCGGAGTCCTGCTGGTTGAGGCTGACATCCTGTGCATCAAGGTGCAGGACGCCGCTGAGAAGGCCATCAAGCAGGACCACGAGTGCTACCTGGCGCAGGCTGTGGTGGCTGCAGAGAACAACGACATATCCGAGGTAAAGCGGCTGCTTCGCTGCTTCATCGGCAAGGATACCGTCCGCGACATTGCCGGAGACCTGGTCAATGCCAAGCAGGACGAAATCTACCGGCTGTACATGGCAGCGCAGGAGGCGGCATGACAATCACCATCGACCTGACCAAGGCCGCCAAGACCACATTCTTCGCGGCCTTTTTCGTGGGCGGCGTCCTGGCATTCGCCTGGGCCTTTGTGGGGATGGTGACGCCATGACCGAGCACGAAACCAAACCCGTTTGGGTTGTCTGGGTGAACGCTGACCTCACCGAAGGACGTGGGCCGCTGCTGCCTCGGTACGTGTGCTCCTGCGAGTCCACGGCCGTCCGCCTCGGCAAGGGAAAAGATGTTCAGGGATCGGATGCCAAGGTCGTGCAGCAGGAAGCGATCTGGCACCGGAATAACTGGTGCGCACCGGTCGAAATTATCGCTCCATCGCAGAAGGATCTCGAGGCAGATGCGCGCATCGAGATTGCAAGAGCGGCCGACCGGCGCCGTGCAGAGGCGCTGGAACGAGCCCGGCAGGTTGGGCTTTCCGAGGATGACATCGCAGCGCTGGGAGGTTAGCCATGCTCCGCAAAGCCCTCCGCAACGGCCTGATCCTCGCCATCGTCGCCATGCTCCTGTTCTTCAAGGCCATCGAGTTCGCCGACTCCATCGCGGGGCGGTACAGCATCGAGTCGCCTCAGTACCCAATCACGCACCCGAGCGCAGCGGGCCGGTAAACCGGATATCTGCGACTGGATCAGCCGGATAGTGCCAGGTGTGAAAACCCCGGCAGCCAAGGCTCGGAGTGCCCTTTTCTACGCCCGAGCGACCTGGCCGAGTGGCGCCGTAAGCGCCTTTCCCTTCCCTCTACCAGCTGCGCACCGCGCGGCAAGGATAACCACGCGTGAACGCAGCGACTGAAATTGCCCTGGTACCCAAGGAAAACGCCCTGCAGGTCTACAGCACCGAGAACGGCCTTGATCCGTACCTGCAGCAGATTCGCACAGAGATTGACGCCTTCGATCCGGACGTAAGCACCCGCAAGGGCCGTGAGGCTATCGCCTCAATTGCGCACAAGGTGGCGCGTTCCAAGACTGCCCTGGACAACATCGGCAAGGAACTGGTGGCCGATCTGAAAGAAGTCCCGAAGAAGATCGACGCCGAGCGCAAGCGGATGCGCGATCTGCTGGACGCCTGGAAGGACGAGGTGCGCCGACCGCTGACCGAGTGGGAAGAGGCCGAGGCTGCACGGGTGGCTCGCCATCAGGGCGAGATCGACAAGATCAACCTTCGCCTGGAATGCCGCGACCTGGACTCTGCCGAGCTCAAGGCCAACATCGCTTGGCTGGAAGGCCTGGCCATCAGCGAAGCCTGGCAAGAGTTCGAAGCCGAGGCCGCCCGCGCCAAAGACAAAGCTCTGATCGCTCTCCGCGAAGCCCTGCTAGCCCGTGAGAAGTTCGAAGCCGAGCAGGCAGAACTGGAGCGCCTACGCGCCGAAGCCGCCGCCCGCGAGCAGAAGGAGCGCGAGGAGCGTATTGCTCGGGAGGCTGCTGAAGCTGAGCGCCTTGCCGCCGAACGCCGAGCCCAGGAAGAACGCGACGCCACCACTCGCCGCGAAGCAGAAGCCAAGGCTGCCGCTGAGCGCCGCGAGCTGGAACTGAAGCTGCAGGCCGAGCACGCCGAGCGCGAGAAGGTGGAAGCACAGCGCCGCGCCGAACAGGCAGAGCGTGATGCCCAGGCCCGTGTCGAGGCAGCCGCCGCAGCAGAGCGCCAGCGCCAGGCCGATGAACAAGCTCGTATCCAGGCTGAGACAGAGGCTCGCGAGAAGGACAGAGCGCACAAAGCAAAGATCATGGGCGAAGCAAAGGATGCCCTGATCTCCATGAACATCTCCGAGGAACTGGCAAAGGCAATCATCCTGAAGATTGCCCGGCGTGAAGTTCCCAACGTCACCATCAATTTCTGAGGTCGCCATGAACGAGGTTATCGAAGCCCCCTCAAAGCCCATCGCCAACGCCCCCGCGCTGGCTGCCAACTCCCCGATGGGGATGATGCTCGCCGCGGTGCAGCAAGGTGCAACGCTGGAACAGGTCGAGAAGATGATGGACCTGCAGGAGCGCTGGGAGAAGTCTGAGGCAAAGAAGGCCTACGACGCCGCCTTCGCCAATTTCAAAGCAGAGGCCGTGGTGATCATCAAGGGCAAGGACGTCACTGATGGGCCGCTCAAGGGCAAGAGCTATGCCGAACTCCACGACGTGGTCAACGCCGTAACCCCTGCACTTTCCAAGCACGGCCTGTCCTCATCCTGGAAGCTCACCAAAGACGACAAGGACTGGATGGAGGTGACCTGCTACCTCCGCCATGTAGGAGGCCACGAGGAAAGCGTCAGCATGGGCGGGCCGCCGGACACTGGTGGCGCGAAGAACGCCATTCAGGCCAGGGCCAGCACCAAGACCTATCTGGAGCGCTACACGCTGAAGGCGATCACCGGCCTATCCGAGCAGGGCGATGACGACGATGGCCGTCCACCGAAGGCAACCAAGCTCATCACTCAGGTCCAGTTGCTGCGTCTTCAGGCCGTCCTATCCCAATGCAGTCCAGGCGCTCAGAAGAAGTTCGCAGCCGTATGGCCTGATGCTTCGCAAATCCCCTACGACCGAGTCGACGCAGAGATCGCGGCGCTTGAAGGAGCCGCCGCCAAGCACAAAGAACGCATGGCCGCGCAGGCCCAGGAGTGAACCATGCAAATTATTCGGGGTATCGAGCAAGGCTCCCAGGAATGGCTCAACCTGCGCCTGGGCATCATCACCTGCAGCGAGTTGGACTGTTTGCTGGTCAACGGTAAGGGGCAGGCTGGGTTCGGCGCCGGTGCCTTCAGCTACATGGACCAGCTCATTGGCGAACGCATCACCGAAGAAGCCGCCGATCCATTCCAGGGTAATCGTCATACCGAGCGCGGCCACGAACTGGAAGGAAAGGCAGGCGAGTTCTATGTCGCGCGCACCGGTGCCGAACTGGAGCAAGTAGCGATCATCCTGAACCACGGAATAGGCTACTCGCCGGATGCCCTTGTCGGCGTCGACGGACTGGCTGAGATCAAGACTAAGCTCCCTAAATTCCAAGTCGGGGTGCTCCTAAGTGGCGAAGTTCCGAAGGAGCACATTGCTCAGTGTCAAGGCGGCCTGTGGGCTTCAGAGCGCGAGTGGATCGACTTCATCAGCTACTGGCCCGGCATGCCTCTGTTCATCAAGCGCATGTACCGCGATGAGGCGATGATTCGGACCATCGCCGAGCGGGTAAAGACCTTCTACGAAATCATGGAAGAGCGCATGGAGCGCGTCATGGGGGTGGCAGCATGATCCCCATCGACTACCGCACACGTCATCCGCTGGAAGATCGTCGAGAGCAACTGGCCGGCCAGGTTGAGCAGTATCTGGCCGGCGGTGGCCACATCACCGAACTCCCGGGCTTCGTCGAGCGCATCCCCATCCCGTCACGGAAGGTTGTCACGGTTACTCCGAAACCACCCCGACGCCGGGACGCGCCCAAGAAGCACCGCATCACCATCGAGGAAGAGGCGAGGCTGATCCAACTGATCCAGATCGCCGCCGAAGCAGGTCAGTCCCGAACCCAGGCCAGAGAAACCGCCGGCATCGGCAAGATGCTGTTCATGGCCCTGTGCTTCGAGAACAACATCGTCTTCCCGGATGTCGCCGAACTGGCCAAGTCGAAGTCGGACAAGATGGCCGAGGCGCGTCGGGCGCTGGTGCCAAAGATCGAAGCCTACGCCCATCTCGGGGTTGCGACCTGCGCCATCCGCTGCGGCGTCAGCGAGACCACGGTGCGCAAGATCGCCCGCGAGTTCGGTATCACGCTTGGGGTGTCGCAATGACCGCCAAGACCGCCGCCCAACGCCAAGCCGAAAAGAGGGAGCGGGACAGGATGAAGGAGGAGGAGCGTCTTGCTCGCCTACTCTCCCGCCGCATCAGCCTGGACCTCTACAAGTCCACGGACATGGCGCTGATTCGCACCATGGCAAGACTCGGTATCGACGAGCCGCAGGACGTGATCCAACGCCTCATCCATGGCTCTGATCGCCTCGACGACGAGTCACTGGCCGAGCTGGCCAGCCACTAGTCACGCCTCTCTGTCACGAACACAAATTCGCCCTCCGCTGCACTCGCGGCGCGGCGGAGCTTTGTCTGGAGAAACCCAATGCAAGCAGTCATCTACGCCGGCCCGCGCAATCCAGGCCGCGACCAGCTGATCTTCAACGCCTTGGTCAGCAAGTCCGTCAGCGAAGTCGCCGAAGAGTTCTCCTGCGCCCCGAGCACCATCCGCGCGGCGGTCAGGCGTATCGCCGACTTGAACGTCTACGAGCTTCGCCTGACAGGGGGGGGGGTAAAGACATCCCGGTTGGACAGGTTGCCGCCAAGTCATTCCGGCGCGCTGCGCTGGGCGCCTATCGCCACTTCTGCGGGACGTTCAGGCATCTTGAGCTACCGACCTGGTCCGTCACCGATGGCACCAACACCATTTCCATTCAGGACCTGCGCAACCTCGACAGCGGCTGCGCCTCGGTGACTGAAGACGACAAGGAGTGAGTTATGCCGGCGGCAGCTTATTACAACGAAATTGATACCTACGCCGCCCAGTGGCTCCGCAACCTGATCGCCGCCGGCCACATCGCGCCAGGCGACGTCGATGAACGATCCATAGAGGACGTACACCCCGATGACCTCCGCCCTTACACCCAGTGCCACTTCTTCGCCGGCATCGGCGTCTGGTCACTCGCCCTTCGCCGCGCCGGCTGGCCAGATGATCGACCTGTTTGGACCGGTTCCTGCCCTTGCCAACCTTACTCCCAGGCAGGCCAAGGACTTGGGTTTGATGACCCGCGCCACCTCTGGCCACATTTTGCCTGGCTCATTCGCGAGCGCCGCCCTGGAGAAGTCCTTGGTGAGCAGGTTGCAAGCAAGGACGCAGAGCCTTGGCTCGACCTTGTACAGACTGACCTGGAAGCCATGGACTATGCCTTCGGGGCTGTCGCGTTTCCGTCTGCGGGCGTCGGTGCTCCGCACATCCGCGACCGCACGTACTGGATGGCCAACCTGCACAGCGAACGATGCGGAGAAGCGCGGCAAGGTGAGCTATCGGGAGAACGGCCCGAATGGGTTGAATGCGATAGCAACGCTATCAGGCCCGGCCCGGTTAACGGCCCATGGGCAGATGCTGACTGGATCTTCTGCCGGGATGGAAAGTGGCGGGCAGTTGAACCCGGCACATTCCCGCTGGCTCATGGGGCTCCCGCCCGAGTGGGACGACTGCGCGCCTACGGAAACGCCATCAATGCTGAAGCGGCGACGCAGTTCATAGGCGCGTATCTCGAAGCTACTTCCTGACCTGCCCCACTCCATGCCATTGCGCCACTACGGCGCGAGGTTACCTCATGTCCCTCGACGAATCAGCCGTTCAGCGCGGTATCACCGAGCTGATCGCGAACCCGCACGCGCATTACCAAGCCCAGTTGGAGGAAGCCCTGTTCCACCAGCAGGCCCTCGACCTGATCCGGCGCATGAAATCCCACCTTACCAACGGAATCGGCGGCCAGCAGCTGAGCACAGAGGCTGCTGAGTTCATCGCCAAGCACACGAGGACGAAAGTATGAGCAAGGAACTGAATCAGCACCTCGAGCAGGCAGAGGGCGCGCAGGGGGAGCGACAGGCGTTTGAGGCCGAGATGCTAGGTCTCGGCCTTCCTGTCGAGCGTGATCATCACGGGGCGTATGTCAGCGACCATGTTCGACATCTGTGGAGCGGCTGGGAGTTACGCGCCGCCCTGGCGCAACCCTCCCCGATACGCTGCCAGTGCTGTGGCTATCTCGTGACGGATAGCGAGCACCGCAGTTGCCTGCGTGCCGCACAGCAACCTTCCCCGGCGCCGGAGCTGGCCGTGCTCGAACGCTGGGGAAGCTCCTACGAAGCGTTCTCGCCTGACTTGGTTCGCCAGGATACTGGGCGCTATGTGAAGTTCGTCGACGCCGAGCGCATCGTCGGGGCGCTCCGGGAGAAGATTGACGGGGCTGAATCGCAGGCTGAATACCAAACCCGAAGGGCCGAACACTTCGCAAAAGAACGCGACGCCGTTCTGTCTCGCCTGGCCGAGCTGGAGAAGCAAGCGCCAGTGACAGCAGTCTCGGAAGAGACATTCAGCGATAACGGAACGAGCGACATCATTACCCGCAACCTGCCCATCGGAACGCCGCTCTACACCGCCCCTGTAGCCCAGGCTCAGCACAGCGTGCCGGAGGGGTGGAAGCTGGTCCCCGTAGAGCCGACCAAGGAGATGATGCTGAACGGATCATCCTGTCAGCACCACGGGCACGACGACTTGACTTGTGTTCAGCGCCAGGCCCGGCGAGGGATCTGGTCGAAGATGCTCGCCGCCTCGCCTCAGCCGGCGAAGGGGGAGTGACCATGAGCAAATTCGAGCGAGAGTGCCGCTACATCGTCATCAAGCGGAAGGATCTGGCACTCGTTCCCGTTGCATACCGTCGTAGCCTTGTCGAGCCCCTCGGCTCGCTGATGTCCCATATCCCGCACCGAGAGTATGTCGTGGTCGAGTCCGACTGGCCGGAATATGAAACCGTCTGGGGCATGATCGAGGCCAGGGTTACTGGGCAGCCTTCCGAGCTTGAGCAACTGCGCACCGAGGCCCAGGCGCTCAGGGATCAGGTCAAAGCCTTGCAGTCCGACGCCAACAGCTACCAGTCCGGCTACGACGAAGGTCGCCGGATGGGCACCAAGCATCGGCAGAGCGAAGTCGAGCAGCTTACGCGAGACTTGGAGGCCCTGCGCGCAAGGGTGGTGGTTGTGCCGGAGCGCATTGCAGCCGATGAACCGAAGGAATATTGGTATCGAACAGGCTGGAACGCCTGCCTCGACGAACTGGCGTGCCTCAACGGCAAGGCGGTGAGCGAGGGGCTGTTGCGCAAATGGCTCGAACTGATGGAGCACGGCGATTTTAGAGAGGGCCATTGCATGTGCGGATCTGCAGTCGATTCCCATGGCATCGTTGACGGCCATGCGCCTGTTGATGCTGGCGAGTACTACGCCGGCCAAGTGATGGAAGAACTTCGCGACCTGCTCGGCGAGGGGAAGGAGAACGGCCATGCCTGAGCTGAAGCCCATCGCCTGGGCGACGGTCTACACCCGTGCCGGAAACGAGGATCGCATCGAGATTGGTGATGCCAACCCTGTGCGGGAATGCAATGCCGAACTCTGGGGCTGGCAGCACCGGCGCGTTCCGCTGGTGGAAATCCCCGCCGACCAGGTGCTGGTGCCAATCGAGCTATTGAAGCGCTTGCAGGATCACATCGAGTACGACGCGATTGGATCACCAAGTGCATCCATTGCATCCGATCTTGCCGACGAACTCCGCGCCCTCCTCCAATCCTAACCATTCCCCTTAACCGCACACCCATATGGGAGGCATTACCGTGCCCGACATTCAAGCAACCTACATCGAAGTGAGCGCCGAAGTGCGCTACTGGGAAGACACCAAGATTAACGGACAGGAGGACAGCGAAGGTGATCTGGTGCCGTTTCGTCGTGGCGACCTCTGGTGTCCAGTGATCCGCCTGGAAGATGGCATGGTGATGGACTGGCCGGCCGGCATGATCGCCGACATCCACTACAGGGTCTGCGACGCAGGCCAGTACTGGCTGCTCGACGACAACCGGCAACGTGTCGCCCAGTGGGCCGGCTACTACGTACCGGACGACTTCCTCTGCCCGACCGAGAACGGCTATGGCGACTACATCATCTTCAAGGTCAATGCCCATGGCCTGATCAACGGATGGCGCAAGCCCGAGATCGAATGGGGAGGTCGTGAGGATGATCAGGAAGGCTGGAAACGCCTTGAGGAGAACGACCGTGCCTGACGAAATTTCCTATGAATCCGAACTGGCCAGCAAGTGCCAGGGTGTCGCCCAATGCCTCAGCTACAACGGCCCGAAGCATGAGGCCGAGGCGAAGCACGTCCTGCATGAAGCATCGCACGCGCTCGACAAACATGCTGTGCGCGTGTCCGAGGACTTCCCTGGTCTTCTGATAACCAATGCTCGCGGCGAGTCTCGGTATATGACATGGCGTGAGCGTCTGGCCCGCTGGCTGCTCAAGGGTGCCCTGGAGATTCGGCCATGACCGACATTCGAGAAGAGTTTGAAGAGTATATCGCTGGAGTTCGAGAAAGAGTGGAGGCTAGAGGCTTTGAGCCGCTTGGTGATGCCATAGAGAAGTGGATGCTGCATGCCTGGCAAGCCAGCCGCGCGGCTCTGAGGGTGGAGTTGCCTGAACTTGAATGGTTCGGCGACGACGATACAGGTGAGTTCGGCCTTGTCGAAGGCGAAGTGCGAGAAGCCCTCCAGCAAGCCGGAATAGAGGTGAAGCAGCCATGAGCCGACTAACCGCTGAGCAAGCCCGCGACATGGCGCGCGCACAGGACCCAGCCTTCGCCGTCGATACCATCCTCGCCGGCATCGCCAAGGCTGCCGCCGAAGGCAAGTACGTGTACACCACCCGCGATTATGGTTTCGGAACTAGCACCTACTGCAACGAATGCGACTACCCGAAGCTGTGCATCGCGATCCTGAAGGAGCTGCGCGGCCTCGGCTACGTTTGCGCTGTTCGGGCCGAGGAACGTCAATTTGTCGACCTGTGGCTGGAAGTGAAGTGGGGAGACAAGCCATGACCGACCGTGAACTGCTGGAGCTGGCGGCGAAGGCGGCCGACTACCAGTTCTCTACTTCGATGCGCAGCCTTTCCCAGCCGCCAGTACCGGTAATCCTCGCAGAGTCAGGGCGCTGGAAGCAGTGGGATCCACTGCATGACGACGGTGATGCGCTGCGGCTGGCGGTGAAGCTGAACCTCGACGTCCAGATCGACTTCAACGAAGAAGAAGCGAAGGTGTACATCTACGGCGGATGGGTTGGCGAGGGCATCGAAGAAGAACTCGGCGAACTGGATCGCTATCAAGCCACTCGCCGCGCAATCACCCGCGCCGCGGCCGAGATCGGGAGGCAGATGGAATGAGCGACCCACCCTGCCCTCCAGACCGCCACACCTGGATCTTCTCCACACCCCTGCATATCCGCTGCAGCAAGTGCGGCGCCATCGGCCAGCGCTGGCCGTCCCGGGCTGAGCGCGCCGAGTTCATCAAAGGCCGCTGGTTCTACCTGCAGCCGAAGTTCTGATCACCATTCCACCATCGCCGGCCAGCGCCGGCGCGATGAGGTATTGCCATGTTCATGACACCTGAAGAGGTGGCCGACCTGACCGGTCGCACCCGTGCCAGCGCGCAAATTCGCTGGCTCGACGAGCATCGTTTCGGCTACGTGGTCGGCGCCGATGGTCGCCCCAAGGTTCTGCGGGAGGTTGTGCTTTCCCGACTAGGGTCAAATCAGCAGCAGAAGAAAGAGCCGCGCCTGCGCTTGACGGGCTCGTGAGGAGGGAGGCATGCGCCCGAGAAAGAAGGACCGGCACCTGCCGCAGTGCATGTACCACAAGCATGGTGCCTACTACCTGGTCAGGAAGGGGAAATGGGAGCGCCTGGGCGAGAATTACCAGGCGTCACTTCTAGAGTATGCACGCCGGACTTCGCAGCCGGCGCAGGGAGGAATGGCGGAGCTGATTGATAAGGCCATCGCGCACCATATCAAGGTGAAGAAGCTGGCCAGTAGCACTATCGATCAGTACAAGACTGCAGCGGAGCGCCTAAAGACTATTTTCGCTGAGTTCGAACCGCAAGATGTGAAGCCCAAACACATCGCTGCCGTAAAAACTGACCTGGCGGAAACTCCGAATATGTGCAACCGAATAATATCGGTTGCCAGGATTATCTTCGGCTACGCACTGGAATGGCAGATGGTTGATTCCAACCCCTGCACAGGAATACGTCGGCACGATGAAGAATCGAGGGACAGGTATATCACCGATGCCGAATTCGCCGCGCTGCTAAATGCAGCAAGCCCATATATACGAACTATTCTCGAAATGGCTTATCTGACCGGACAGAGAATTAGCGATGTATTAGCCATTCGCTTAAGCGATATCAGCGAAGAAGGTGTGGCTTTCGTTCAGAAGAAGACAAAGGCGAAGCTGGTTGTAACAATGACACCCGATCTCGAAATGGTCATTGCGCAAGCCAAGGCCCTTCCGAGAAAGGTCAGGACGCTGACGCTGTTCTGTACCCGCGCGGGGAAGCCAGTCAGCTATGAAACCGTAAAGGACGCATTCGCCAAGCTCAGGGAAAAGGTCGGCATCGAGGATGTCGTGATTCACGACATCAGGGCAAAGTCGCTGACCGACGCCGACAAGGAAGGAAAGAGCGCCCAGGCGCTGGGTGGCCACGCCGATCCCAGGATGACAGCCCGATATCTCAGGGGGCGGTTGCCGAAGATCGCTCAGGCCCCGACAATGCCTGTCAAAGTGCGCTGAGTATTAGACAAACACCCCTATGTCAAAAAGAAAGACCTTCCCCGAGCCTAGTGGTGACGGGCTCGCGGCTCACACTCCGATGATGCAGCAGTAGCGGAAGAAGCAAGCTCCAGGCCGCGCAGAGCCTGACTAATAGTCAGGCTCTGTCCAAAACAAAGTCGCGAGATAGCTTGTCGGAAGTCCAGATAAATCAAGAACTGATGGTCGAGCTTTAGACACCGCCCCATCCCTTTCTGGGCGCCCTACTTCCCACGCATAGCGCCACAATTTCCTGCGGTCGCAGGAGAGCGATCCGACTGCGCCGCCCTACCCGTTTTGCCATCATGCATAGGCGGCGCTGGCCGTTGGCGAAGTGCCTCTTTGCCACGGAAGCCGGCCGGCGCCGCTCCTTACCTCAAAGCGTCATAAGCCGCCTCGCAGGCTAACCCCCTGGCGCGGGACTGGTCAGCTGCTGCTGCCAGGACTCCCGCTCTTTCGTCAGCGCGCTTGAGCACGTCGGCCAACACTCTAGCTGCAGCGGCAGCTGCCTTGCTTGCTCCGGCAGTGCAGGTATCGCCGCGGGCTTCACTTGCTGCCAGTCGGGCTGCGAGCTTGTCGGCGGCGTCGCGCAGGCTGCCAGCAGAAGCACGAGCGGCAGCAGCATCAGCAGTCGCATGGTCGATTTCACGTTGGGCATCGGTCATCACCTTGTTGATGGACTGTTGGCTGGATTGTTCGATGGCGCGCTGTTCGGCCTGGGCTCGAGCGGTAGCTGCGGCATCGGCGGCGAGGTGCTGGTCCCATCGAGCCTGCCAGGCTGCATCCGTCGTCGTCACGCCGTGGCGCCAGCATCCAATGCCCACGGCGGCGATGATCAGCACCATCAGGAGTTGGCGCCAGTAGTTGAGCAGCCAGGTCATGCCACCACCCCGCCAGCAGCGCGGTACTGCTGCACCAGGTCGTCGAGCCGGTGCTCGCGCTGGCCATAGCCCGCGCCCGGCAGGCTGGCCCAGATGTTCGAGCACTTGGCGATGGCCTCACGCACCCGGCCGGCCTGGATGTCGCCCAGGGCGCCGCGCTCGCGAATCTGCTGGATGGCCACGCGGTCCTGGCTCTCGGGACTGAAGTCGCGAAGCTGCAGCAGATCCCGATAGGGCTTCCACCAGCGGAACAACAGCTGATATCGGCCAGCAGCAGTGGACTTCAGCCCCTGCTTGTTCACCGTCACCAGAATGTTCGGGTGGCCGGAGTAGTTGCTGAAGGTGTTCGGCGAGTCCAGTCCGCCGACCACCACGTCGTAGCCGTCGTCTTTCGAGTAACGACTGGTCCGAGTACCTTCCGACCAGGCCAGCATGTCGAGGAAGGCGCAGACGTTCTTGCCGCCCGCTTGGGCAGCGCTGATTCGAGGCATGGTCAGGCTCCAGAAACAAAAACGCCGGCTCGAAGGCCGGCGTTCGGAAGGATGCGCAGGAGCTGTGATTCAGTGATTGGCATGGGTTTCTCCGGACACAAAAAAACCGCCTGATGGCGGCCTGTTGGGGTTGCTTTGGATCAGCCAACGACTTCGACAGTCTCGATGTCGGCAACCCACTTGATGTTGGTGGCAGCAGCACCGGTAACGGCGATGTTGAGCAGTCCGTTCGTCGTGTCAGCCGTGACCGTAACTGTCCAGCCAGACGCCCCAGTCGAGGCATGTGTCGCCGTGACAGTAGGCGTACCGACTAACGCCGTGGCCGCCTCATTCGCGCCACGGGTGATGAGGCCGTCAAGACTGAAGCGCGCCTGATCGGTGTTGCCAGACCGCGCGACGAGTTGCCCATGGAATGCGAAGGTCGAGTTGTTAGGCAGGGTTAGCCGGTTGGCGGTCGACGCTGCCGCACCATCGGAAGTCAGCGCGGTCGAGGTGGCATCCGCCGTTGCTGCCCGTAGCAGCACCCGGCGCCGCTGGGCATCACCAGAAGCGGAGAAGCGGCCGCTAGCCCGAACTTCGGCGCCGTATGTACCTCGATCGCTGCCATAGAGACCGCCCAGAACGGTGGAATAATGACCGGAGGTATCATTGTTCTCGCCGCCGCAGATGGTCGACGAGTTGCCCTGACAGGTGTTCAGCCTGCCGCCACCGATAGTCTGGTAGTCGTTCGATCCACGTATGATGTTGCCGTTACCACCAGCGACGGCACCATACGTGCCGTTTTCGATGCTGTTATTCTGGCCTCCACCGATAAATCCGAAGCTGGCAAAAATGTTGTTTTTCCGGCCTCCCGCAATGGCCGCATACGAGTTGGTAACTGTGCTGGTGTCACCTCCGCCGATGAACGATCCTGCGCCGTTTGCGGTATTGCCAGACCCTCCAACAACAACGGCAGACGAACCGTCTACACGGTTGTTTTGACCACCGCAGACAACGCTCCAGTTACCACTCGCCACCTGGTTGGACGATGAGCGGACACGCTGCCAATCGGTGGCATATTCCCCGCGCTTATTGCCACCTATGTTGTTATTGGTTGGAATTTGAGCCAGCAGCGCCCCGGTGCCCTTGGCAATGATGGCAATGTCCCCGTTGGTTTCGGTGATCGACACCGACAGGGAAACGACAGGAACAGTCGCGTTCGGATCGGAGGTATTCTTCGCCTCGGCCAGATTTGTCAGTCCGCCGCCACCGCCACCAGCAAGAGCCTGGCCGTTAGCCCGCATGTATCCCGTGCACTTCCAGTTGCCACTGCCCAACGAGCGGAATTCCGCCACGTCGCCGGCGGCGGTGGCAATGTTGGCCCCGGTCGGCAGAATCAGGCTGGTGGCGTTATGGGTCAGTGTCAGCGCGCCCTGGAATTCGACCTTGCGCACCGCGCCATCGGCAATGCTGTCGAAGGCGGTAATGGTGGTGGTGCCGGTGACCTTGACCGTGTTCGCCGCGGCTGCGCCGATATTGACCGTGGCGGCTGAGGCCAGCGTGGCGGCCGGCGCTTCGTTCAGGGCCGACGTCAGGGTGCCGCCGGTGAACGAACCGCCACTGCCAGCCAGTGGCGTGCCGTCGGCGCGCTGGTAGTTGGTGCAGCGCCAGTTACCGCTGCCCAGGCTGACGAATTCGGCGATGTCGCCCGCAGCGGTGATGACGTTGGTGGCAGTTGGTAGGATGAGGGACGTCGAGTTGTGCGTGAGGGTGAGCGCGCCCTGGAACACCAGCACCCGCTTGGCACCGGACGCGATGCTGTCGAACGCCGTAATCGTCGTGGTGCCGCTGATATTGATGGTGTTGGCGGCGGCGGCGCTGATATTCACCGTCGCGGCGGACGCCAGGGTAACTAGAGGCGCCTCATTCAACGCGGAACTAATGGTGCCGCCGGAAAAACCGGCGCCGGACAGCAACCAGGCCGAACCGGTGTAGCCGTACTCCTTCGGCACAGCGTTGGTGTCCAACTCATCGGCCACCCGCAGCGTCCAGCCGGCGCGCGGCACGATGAACTGCCAGGCGCCGGCCGAAGCTCGATAGTAGGCAATCTGGTTGGTTTTCCCGCTCCAGACCCCGGTCGGGCTGCTCGCCACAATGTAGGCGTCGCCATCCTCCGGACTGCCGGGCGGCGTGGCCAAGTCCTTGTCCTTGACGGTTCCATCCAACAGCTGGTCGATGATCGCCCAGTCAGCGTTCACCACCGGCGCCTGGTTGGCGGCAGTGCTCGACAGTTCGGTAAGTTTGGTCTTGGGGGTGGTGCTCACAGGGTTACCTCCAGGGGCAGGCCCCGTCCGACCACGGACGAGAGCTGATAGATACGTAGGGTGATGGCGGCTTGCGCCGAACCGAAGTCGGCGATCTGGTCGACGGCGGGATAATTGATGGTTGGCGTGGTGGCACTGATCGTGCGTTTGACCGTTGCGCCGGACATGACCTCCACCTCGTAGGCTTCACTGGTCTCGCCAACCGGCGCGGAAATACCGGTGACCCACCAGCTGGAGGACAGTCGCGAGCGCCGTGTCCAACTGGCCACTAGGTCGCCGGCACCGTTGCGCATGCCGACCGGATAGGCCGGCGACAGCGGGCGCAGGTTGACGCCGCGGTAGGTGAACGGCTGATCTGGGGCGGAATCGATGCTGGCCCCGGAAGTCACGGCGCGATACATCCGCTGTAGGCCTATGGACTCGACCGGAAGGCCGACGAAGGCGTTGTCTGGGTCATCAAGCAGGATGAACTGGTCACCCGGCTGGTGTAGGCCGGTAGCCCACTCGGTGCCCCTGTCGCCGCGCACGAACTGGCTCAACACATAGGAGCCGTCCGGCTGCAGCACGGCGTTTTGGAAGCGGATGATCTCCCAGCGCTGGTCGGCGCCATAGGCGGCGATGTTCGCCCCGGCGAGCATCTGCTCCTCGGTGACGCTTTCCAGTTCGCCGGACACCAGCCCAACGCTCAGAGTGCGCTGGTCGATCAGAGCGCCGCTGTTGGCCGGCAGGCTGCCCTGGGCGTAGCCGATAGTGCACTTGCCGACGTATGCCTGCAGGTCGGTGTAGGTCTGGCCGTCATCGTTCGAGCGCACCAGCACCATGCCCGGCCAGCCGTCGGTGTAGCCAGAAGCGGCAGTGGCCATGCCGGGGGTGTTCTGCAGGGTTTCGTCGATAAGCGGGATGTCCATCGCGACCCATAGGCTGGGGCCGCGCAGTGGAATGGTGCCATCCGGGCCGGGAACCACGGCACCGACCGCAGTGCTGGTGTAGATGGCAGCGTTGTTCGGCCTGGCCTTGCAGGTCAAACGACCGTCTGCCTCATAGTTCACCTCGGCGAGGCGCAGTTCGAAAATTCCATAGGGCGCCGTCACCGTGACGACGTCCGCCGGCTCCAGGCCGAGATACGACGGCGGCAGGGAGAAGGACGCGTCGGTACGCTCCAGCCAGCGCAGGAACAGCAGCTTCTCGGCCATCTGCGCAATCTCGTCGTCCGACAGCACCAGCGGGATATCCCGCTCCTCGACATTGACCGCCGAGGTGTTCAGCCGCTCGTAGTACTGGGTGCTGGAGGCGTATTCGCGGGTAGAACTGAGTGCGGTGATGCTCACCCTGTGCGGCAATTGGGTGTCCATCTCGCGCGGCATCGACAGCATGTCGCCGATCTCGTCGCCATTGGCTGCGGCCAGGTCCTCCCATGGAATCGACAGCACAGACGCTTGCCCGCGCGGGACGAACTTGAGCTGGTAGCCGGACGGGACAACATCAAACGGATAGGCGCCCTGCAGCGGCTCGATCACCGAGCGGATTGCCCCCCCTGAGACACGATAGCCCCGGATGCTCTGCGTGAGCAGGGAGGTGTCCAGGTCGCTCGCCTTGATCAGTGCTGACTTGATGCACTCCGCCTGCAGCACATCGGCCAGGCTCTCGTAATCCTCGACCTGCTTGTCGATCTCGATCACTTCGCGCCACAGATACGAGGTCTCGGCGTCGGCGAACTGCCCGCAGAAGGCGATAAGGTTTCGGTCAATGGAGATTTGAAGCGGGGCGAACGGCAGGGCAATGTTGAGGTACGACTCGACCATTGCGCCGGCCTGATAGTCGATCTTGAACAGGTTGAACAGCCCGGTCGAGCCGGTCACGTAGAACAGGAAATCATCGTTGGCGAACAGGAACGGCGAAGCGGCGAAGCCGGGCGCCAGGCCGCTGATGGTCTTCTGTGAGCGCAGGTTGAGGTCGAGGTCGAACTCCTTGATCTGGTTGGTGCCGGATTTCAGGTAGACCCGCTCGCCCTGCAGGCAGACCCCGTTCTCATTCGGCCCCAGCGCGACGCTGGCCACCACCTGGCTGTCGAACCCGGCATCGGTGCCGGCTAGGCGATACAACGTCCCGTCGATCAGGCCGAACAGGTCATCATCGACGACAAAGCCAGAACTCAGGCTGATCGCGGTATTCCCCGGCACGCCATAGAGGGTATTCCCGGCGCGGAAATGCCGGCGCTCCCCATCTGCGGTGATGCAGCCGAACGGGAACGCCCCGGTGAAGACGCCGCCAATCGGCTCCTTGCGGAACAGGTCATAGCCGGTCGGCTCGCTATCGACCGACACCGCGCCGCTGGTGAACTGCGAGAATTGGCTCAGCACGCCATCATTCAGCGAGCAATACCGCCACTCTCCGCTGTCGCCGACGCCATCAATGCCCGAGCCGTATACGTTGATCCCGCCGGCCCTGGAGGTCTCCGAACTGATCACGACGTAGTTCTGCACGCCGGTCTTGGACAGCACTTCCACTTTAAACTGCGCCGCCTGCAGAGTATTGCCGTAGTCAGCCAGGGCAAAATCATCGAAAACGATGTAGGAATAGCCCCTAAACGCCGGCGCATTCCCCACGCCTACATCCGCCTCATAGCGCGGATCTGGCAATTGGTCATCGGTGCCGCGGTAGAGACGCCAGCCCTTCGCCGCCTGGTTCGAGGCGATGATGGTTTCCAGGTCATCGCTGCCAGCGTTGTAGATGAGCTTGTCGGAGCACCAGATTCGCCGGATACCAGCAATCTCGCCCTGGCAGAGCATCAGGGCAAAGGTGGCGAAGTACGAGTACGTCTTGGTGACCGTCGACGCCCCGCCCTTCCCGCCCGATTTCTTTTTCTTGACGACCTCCTTGAGCTGGTTTTTCTCCATCCAGACGATCTGGCTACCGGATAGGCCGACGGTGCTGTAGACGCGAGGAATGTCGCCGCCGTACTCGCTGCCTTGGAAGGTTCGATTGGAGAGCTTCCCAACCTCGATAGTGGTCTTCTGCTGTTGAGAAAGACCAACAAGGAGTGCGCCAACTACCCCGACGCCGATGCCTATCGTTAGGGGATCAGACATCAGTCACCTCGGAAAATCTGTAGGCACGTACAACACGTCCGAACCAGCGCGAATCCAGGCGATGAACACAGACCTTGCCGTGCTGCTCACTGGCATGGATGACGTAGGGGTGGCCGCGGTATTCGCCGGCGTGGATGGCAATGTGCTGAGGCTGCTTCGTCATGCGCATCAGCAAGACGTCGCCCTTCTGCGCCTCAGGCACGGCGATTCGCTGCAGGGACGGCTGGGCATCCATCTGGCGCTCCAGTTCCCCGTCGAAGGGCGTACGCGGGTAGCCCTGGGCGTCACGATGGGGAATGCCCAAGGATTGGCAAACGAAGACATAGAGGCCTGCGCAGTCGAGCCCCAGGCCAACCACTCGCCCTTGATGCCGGAACGCCGTTCCTTCGGCCTCCAGGGCGGCAGAAACGATCTCGTCGCGAGTCATGCGCCCCTCCCCACTGCTCCAGACTGGGAAGCGGTCGGCATGTCGGGCTGTCCACCGAAGTTCGGGCCGTTGCCGTACTTGCCCACGCAATCTTCGGTGCGGCGCTTGCGGCATCCGGGGATCATCACGTAGGCATCCCCGGGCGCGATGGCATAGGGGAACGGCTCGTGCGTGGTGATGACGCCGGCCGCAGTCGACGATTTGATCTGCTGCGGTTTCAATCCGGCATTGAGCCCGGCGGTGAACATCACCTGGCCGGCGGTGAACCAGTCATCAGCCTCTGCCCTGGATGCGTCGGTGAAGGTGTACTGGCTGGTCACCCCGGTGACGCTGCCGCTGACCTTGTAATCGTTGATGTCCGGGCCGTCCGGGTTGGAGCGAGGGCCGGTACAGCGGCTACGCGTCGATGCGATGATCCGGCCATCCAGCGTCTGGTCGAACAGCGTGTAGGGACACTGCGCAGTGAACACCGCACCAACCGACTGGTTGAGCGCATCCACGATGCTCATCATCTCCGCCTTGTAGGCGTCGTCGGTAAGTGTGGTCTTGCCGAGGATCATGACGCCAAGCGGCTCTTCGTCCTCGATGGGCGCCTTCCAGGAAGTGGCGAAGACGTAGCAGCGAGCATTGTCGAAAACGCCAGTGGCCAATTGCTCCCGAGTGATTCCGTGGTTCAGGATGCCGGTCAGGTCCACGCTCGACGGCGACATACTGTCGGTCGCGTCCAGTCCGCTGAACTCATAGCCCGATTCGGTCGAATAGACCGTTCCGTTGCTCATTACGAGGTCAGTCGGGTATGCCGCCAGGCGCACTATGGTGCCGTTCTCGGCCTCGATGCGGGCGCAGTAAACTCTCGCCCTCCAGTCTGCGACGTGTGGTTTCATGGATGGTCTCTGGAAAGGTCAGCGAGCAGCGAGGACGAGGGCGACGCCGGAGAGGACGAGGAAAGCGGTAATGCCGAGGGAGATCAGGATGCCGGCGATATTGGCTGCGCGCGGCGTCATCTGGAAATCGCCCCAATTGCGGTGATGAGCTCTGGTAACCGCGCAATAAGCACCAGGGCGCCAATGGCGAGCGCGGCATGCCACAGGTTCTTGCGGAACTCGGCCGGTTTGATGTTCACGGATTCCATGAAGGCTCCTAGGAATTTGAGGGTGAACCTCTTATCCTTCATCTACGTTCTGCTCCTTGTCCTTCCAAGGGGTGGAAATAAAAAGCCCCGGGCGTTGCGAGCGCCTGGGGCTTTTGCTTTTCGGTGTGAGTGAGTTTCTTTGTCCTGATAGTAAGCCGACTGGCTGGTCAGGGGTTGAGCAGCTCTACAAGCGTCAGGCTTGATGCCTGCCCGACATCCGCGCTCAGAGCCTGGACGTTGAAGTTCGAATCGAAGGCGACGGGGATGTCGAACTCACAGCCCCCCGTCACGATGTCCGTTCCACTGTTGAGTGGGCGCGTCTGGACCGTGCCATCACTGGTGTAGTCGCTGAAGGCGCTGGAGTTGATCGCAACGGTGATGGATGTTCCAGAGCGTGCGGTGATGATGCCGCGGCGCCCGTTTATCTGCGTCATCCCGGCCACCCCGGAGATCACTACCGACTCACCGATGGCGAAGCTGTTGGCCACCGTGATGACCGTGGTGGCACCCTTCGTGATACCGGTGATGGTGCCCGTCTTGTTCGCCGCCAGCGTCACGCGACCGGTCGTGTAGTCGATGGCGGTTCCATTCGGGTAGGCCAGGCCGGCGACGGCGATGACGGCCTTCCCCTGTACCGGCTTGAAGATCGTCCGACGAGGCCGGCCGATACTCGCAAGGCCTGGCTTATCCCGGCCGTACTCCTTCACCAACTGATACACGCCATCACTCACCACATCCAGCGTGCAGTCCAGCGAGGTATAGGCAGACTGCCCATCGTTCGCCGTGGTGAAATCCGCCCAGGCCTTCACCCGGAACCCCGCGAACCCTCCCCACGTCCGGTAGTACAGGCTGGCCACTTCCTGGGCCAGCTCCTTGTTGTACTTCACGAACTCGATGTCGAAGGTGCGGTATGGCTTGCCGTTCTTCAGCGAGACAAACCGCGAACCTCCTGCCGTCGTGGTGACGCTGGTGAAGAAGCTGTCCTCAGCTTCTGCCCCAATACGGAAGCAGGTATCCAGGCGCTCCTCGATGAACTCGCCCATCAGCTATACCTCCCGGCCGCATCGACTGCGCGAGCGATCTGGCGTGCTGCTTTGGCAGTGCTGGCCTGCTGTTCGCGCGAACTACCACCGCCTTGCTGGTAGAAGTTGATGACGGTGCTGCGATTGTCATTGTTCGCAGCGATCATCGCGGCACTCGCCTTGCCAATTGATGTGTCCAGCTTGCCGGCGCGTAGGGCCTCTAGGTTATCAACGCCAATCCTGGAGGTCGCCGCGGCGTCGAAAACGAACTCCTTGCCGTGAACCACGCCGGCGACATCGTTCACCCCGGCATCGCCGGTATAGCCACCCTTCTTGAACCCGCCCTTGAAGGCGAGCGCGGCAACCACGGCAGCCAAACCGATAGCGGCTGCGGTACCGAATGACCCGATGGAGGATGCGATTGCAGCCGGCGTCCACGCCGCGGCGGTCTCTGCGGCTGCGGCGGTCTGGGTTGCAGTCGTGGCGGTAGTCGCGGTGGCTGCGGCAGTGGTCGTAGCGCTGATGGCAGCGATCTGGGCTGATGCAGCTGCCTGCGCGCCAGCGATCTTCGCGGCGGTATTGGTCTGCACCCCGGCAAGCTCAAGGGCCTGATAAATCAGCCACTGTGCGGCCATATCAGAAATGGCTTTGATTATCGACTGGCCTATCGTGGTTGCTACATTAGCCAAAGCATCGTTCAGGTCTTCGGTCTGGGTGATGAGTCCATATATTCCATCGCTTAATCCGCTAGTTGCATCACCTAGAACTCCAGAGACAGCATCAGCGGCTTGGCGGCTGTAGTCCGTTGCGCTATCGACATAATTCTGGAATGCATCGCTGACGCCATCCTGCCAGTTCTTCTGAGCTTCATCGACTTTAGCGTAGTAATCCTCCTGGATCTTCAGGCGTTCGCCCATAGCTTCCTGGAGCAGCGAAGTTTCCTTGTCGTAGAGTTCCTTGCTGATTTCGCCAGAATTGTACTGTTTGTTTAGATCGGCTTGTTTTTCGTTATAGCTCTGCCTGATTTGAAGTAGCTCTTGAAGGCGAGCACGATATTTATCGCCCATGCCTGCGCCAGCAAGCTCGATATCAAACCCTGCCGCTGCGGTACTATTTTCTTGATCCAAGGTAGAGCCGAATGCAGCAGCCTTGGCCGCATCCTCATTGGCTTGCTTAAGCTTCTTGAGCCTATCCAGTTCAGCAGCCAAGCCATTTAGACGCTCCTGCTGCTGGGCGTTGATGCCTTTCAGCTTGCCCGACTCGATTTCGAACTGGAGCTTGGCGACTTCGGTGGCATCCTTGCGCTTGTCCACCTCGGTGTTGATCAGAGCTATCTGCCGCTCATATCCAGTTTCTGCCTGATCGAACTGGTTCTGCAGAGCTTTGGCAGCCGGCTCTGCCGCCTTCTGCGCGGCCTTCTGGTCGTTAGTTAGGGCTTTGAAAGTGCCGGGAGTGTTGCTCTGCTCGCGCAGTTTCGCCAGGAGATCGCCAAGCTCCTTGATCTTTCCGTTCGTCCCACCACTACCGGCCTTGTCAATGTCCTCCAGGAACCCCGCATACTTCTGCGCCGTGGCGCTTAGATCATCTCCAATCCCAGAGACAGTAGTTTGAATATCTTCCCGGTTTTTATAGAGAAGATGCGCCAGACCAATCGGGCCAGTCGCAAAGTCCGTCCAGTCCGCATCTTTGAATCCAGCCGCAACCGTTGCAGCGTAGCCGCCGATACCCTTTCCTAGCAGGTCAAAAGCCCCAACTGCGCCGACGGCTGCCTTCGCCATCCACTTGATGGTACTGACTACAAACTCACCTACGCCGACCATTGCAGTGCCTTGCTTGGTGACGCCGAACAGTTCATCCGCGAAGTCGCTAAGGACCGGGATCAGTTGAGCTGTGAGCTGGTTCTTCAGACCAGTTGTGCTCTGTTCGATCAGCCATTGGGCGGCTGCAAGATCGTTGCTGGCCTTGATGGTCTTCTCGTCCATGATCGCGCCAGCCGCTTCAGCGGCAGCGCCGAGCGTATTGAAGCCCTCAGAGTTGTTACGAAGGAGAGGAAGAAGCGCAGTCGCATCGCTGGCGATGGCTTCAAGGTAGAAGGTCATGTCCGACTGGCTGACCTTCGCCTTTTCCAGGCTGGACACATACAGGCCCAGCGCTTGAGGTCCGGATAGGTTGCGGAACTGATCGGCAGTCACACCAACCTTTGGCGCGACGTTAGTGAAGAAGTCTTGCAGCGCGCCGCCGCCAGTGTTGAGGAAGTCCCCGACCTTATCGTTCACGTCCTTGAAGATGTCGGCGAGCTTGTCCTGCTCGATACCGACCAGCTTTGCCCCAGCCGCATACTTCTGAAACTCTGTCGTACTGGCGTTGGCCACGCTGGATAGATTGGTGATTTCCTTGGCTGAGTTAATCGAACTGATGGTGATTGCCGTCAGAGCAGTAACCCCGGCAGCCACAGCCCCGCCAATGGCCACGCCTGCGGCCTTGGCATTCTTCTCGACTTCTTTTCGCCACTTCTGGGAGCTGCGTTCGGCTGCACTCATGCCGGACACGAACCCGCCTACCTGGGCGATCAGGTCAAGCGTCAGGGTTCCCAGGCTTTTCGAGGCCATGCTTTTCTCCAGGCATTAAAAAACCCGCCGAAGCGGGTTTTGCAAATTCGATGTTAATCATCCATGGTTCCACCAGGCCCCTAGCCTGCCGGAAAAATAAACGACTAACCCAATTACCATTACACCTACCCCCCATATCGGGGATTCTGCCGCCATGGCCATTATCATGCCGACACAGAAAAGCAGCCCTCCAATCAGCATCCTTCCTTTGTAGCGCTTAGATGTTTGCTCAATTTGTACGGCCATTTGCATCCCTCCCAGTCATAGACCGGTCGGAATCTAGCATAGCGCCAGCATCTAGCACAGGCAGGGCATCAAGCCTTCTTGCGCCCATCATTGCGCCGAGCCATCATCTAACCCAGCCTGAAGATTGACGAATAACAGCCAAGGAGAGGCCATGAGCGCAATCACCTTCCTCGCCATAGGCGCATTGTTCATCATCGCGATGCTGTGCCTGTTCTTCTGGCTCACTGAAGGCGGTGGCAGCGCAGAAAAGATGCGCGATTCGCTGGCGCCCATAGCCACGAAAATCTCAAAGGCTGCCGGGTATTTGCGCTCCGTCTGGACAGAAGCCTCTGCTGCTAAGCAGAAGGGAAAGGCGAGTAATCCAATTCCGTCTCCAATAGCCATTCCGCAGGTCAAGCGGAAGACGACGCCTCCACCACCTCCCAAAGGCAAGCGTCTGAATGCTCCTTCACCAGTTGAGTTGCCTCCGCTTACTGGTGTGATCAGAGGAGCACGGGGATTCGATTTCCATGTGGTTGGCGAATCGCATTACCAGCCAGCGCTGCGCATGATCCGTAATTCGACGGACATGAAATATGACAATGAACATCAGGCGTTCATCGTCACAGAACCCGACAACCCTTATGACCGAAACGCCTGTGCCGTCTATATCCAGGGCATGAAAGTCGGCTTCCTTCCAAGGGAGTCCGCCGCAGAGTTCGTAAGACAAATGCGAAATGCATATGGCGTTACGGGCGTGATGAACCTTGAATGCAAAGCCAAGCTCATCGGCGGCTATGGCGACAAAAAACATCTCGGCGTGATGCTGAATCTACCAACTGGAGACTAATGCCACGTCTCCATAGCTTGCTCCAGCGTCAGTACCGGCTCCGACTCATGCGGCATGAAGTCGTAGAGCTTGAACCCGCCGTTCTTGCTGTGGCTGTTGGCGTAGAGCGTGGCCAGTAGTGCCGATCCGCGCTCAATCCTCATGCCGACATGCAGTGTTCCGCGCTTTGCCCGATACCGACTCCAGGCCATGAACTCCCGATAGCTCAGCCGCTGCTGGGCTTCAGCGATGGTCCTGCCGCCAACCCCGCACAGGACCAGTTCGTGCCAGAGCTCATCTAGCTCGCTGAGCTCGGCGTCTTTCCCATGTTGTTTACCTCGGCGATCACACTCAGGAGCGCTACCGTCAGGTTGCCATCCAGGGCGCCGCGGGCGGGATCGGCTTCGCCGGTGATGTCGCCGGGAGTGAAGACCGGCTTGCCCTCGGCATCGACGATGCTCGCCGCGATGCGACCAGCTACGCCATCCACCTTGCCGTTGATGGCCATCAGGTCAGATACGGCAGAACTGTAGGAGAGCGGCCGGACGTAGACCGTGGCAGTCAGTTCCTTGTCACCCTGTTTCCAGGTGATTTCCTTCTCGACCGGGGCGCCGGTGAAGGCGCCCAGTTCTTTCAGGGAATCTATGCTCAGCAACATGGGTTATACCTTCCGAATCCAGGCGGAACCGCCCGAGCGCTGAATTGTTGCCGTGGTGGTCACGACGGTGTTGGCTGCGAAGTCGAACGGGAAGTCCGAGACGTAGCCCTCGAAGACGAACCAGGTGCGATCCGTCGGCAGGCCGAAGTCGTAGTCGCCATTGCTGTCCGGGCCGGTGATGGTCGGGAGCGAGGTGCCATCTGCCCAACCTACCGCCCACTTCAGCGTCGGCGCCGGATCGGTCTCGCTCAGCTCATGCAGGCGAACGTGCGAGTCGTTCTCAGGATCGGCATTGAGGCCCAGGCTTGCCTGTCCAGGGGTGCGCAGGCCCGGCTTGTAGCTGCGCGTGGTAGCGGATAGGCAAGTGTCCTCGATCTGATCGGCAGGGTTACCGCCCGGGCTGAACGTGGTGGCGCACTCCACCTCGCGGACATCCGGACCGTTGCTGTCGAAATTGGGATCGATGAAGAAAATCTGAGTCCCTTGAGTTAACACGCTCATAAATATCTCCTCGGATTTGTCAGATCCGGGGAGGCGTGTCGATCAGAGGGGCCTTTCGGCGTGTCTGGTCAGCGTGCCCGGTGAGTCGGTTGGTGTTACTAGTTCTTTTCGAGCCAGCGCTCCCAGGCTGCGATAGCTGCCTTGGCTGCTCGGATTAGGTTTCTGTGCAACTCTTTGGTGATGTCACTCATCTTGGCGTCCACCAATCAACGTCGAAACTGACGCGGTAGCTTTTTGTGTCTGGATCTCGCATTTCCCCATTCCAGCGCACCACATATGCCCGGGGTTCGATTGCATCGCGAATGGCTCGTGCGCAGGTTCTCGCGTCTGCGGCTGTGCCTGCGTAAACGTCGACCTGGAGAGTGAAGCTATCGATATCTGGACGCTGGGCGAGGTAGTTTTCCGGAGATCCAGAAATGGTCTGCCAGACTGCATAGGGCTTAGGCGTGCCCTGCTCTGCCTCGCCGAATGGATAGATACGAGGGGGATTGCCAAGGGCCATTTTGACCGCGGAATTGGCAGCGCAAACCTCGAAGATCGGTGGAAACATCACGCCCCCTGTGCGGCCTTCTTCTTCGCACGCTTAATGGCGCGGTCGATAGCCTTTTCGTATTCGGTGACGAAGGTGCCGGTGATCTCACTGATGTTATCGGCGAGCGCGGAGCGCATGAACGGCTGTGCCTGCATCTTCTCGGTGCCAAACTCTAGAAAGCGCCAGTGCCTTGTGTCCTTGCCGGGTAGGTTTTCGTATTGCGAGGATTTTGCTTTGCCGCCGGCGCCACCCATGACACCAACCCGGAACATCAAATCTCCCGTAGTCTTGAATCTACGGCTTGACCAACGCTCGGTGATGTTCGCGGCAATGTTGGCTGGCGTACCCGGATCATCGATCTTTTGGGCACCTTCTTTAGCCTTAGCGACGATCACGCGCGCAGCCTTCCTCAACGAGGACCGTCCGCCTCTTCGCTTCACGTCATAGCTGATCTCATCGAGCTTCCCGAGCAGGCTTTCCAGCCCCTCGATTTTGAATTCAACGGTGTCAGCCATGACGGCGGAACGCAAAGGAGGTGATGCCTTCCCGGCCAAGCTCGGATTCGGCGTGGTTGATCTCCATGACCTCGAAGCCTTGGCGGTCCATCCAGGTGATGAAACCTTCCAGCGTGAAGTAATGCAGGTGTTCCCCGGGCTTGTAGTGCTTGCTCGCCAGGCAGTCCTTGGCGTCCTTGTAGATCGGCATGGAGACGAAGGCCCATTCACCGATGCCCTTCAGCACAACCTCGGGCTCGGGGATATGCTCCAGGCTGTCCCAGAAGGTCATGGCCGGCCAGCCGAAGTTCGGGTTCTTGTAGCGGCCATTGGCATGCAGCCAGGCCAGGGCCTCGGGATTCACGTCGAAACCGAAAGCATCCGCTTCCTCGACGAAGCGACCGCCGCCGATACCGATATCCAGCACCTGGCCATCGAAGTGGCGACGGACCAGTTCAATGCGAGCGCGAGTCAGCGCCTCACCCATCGGCGTAGCATCGAGCTTCTGGTACTTCGCGAAATACTCCCCGCTATAGTCCATCGGCTGGCGGGGGTGAAAGCCCATGCCCAGCTCTTCAGACCAGAGCAGGCAGTCGGTCAGCCCAGGCGGCAAAGCGTTCGTCATAGTCGCTGATTCTCTTGTCGCAGTTGTGCTGTTTCAGGGTGCAGTGGCAGAACCTGTCTGGAACCGCGAAGGTGACGCGGGACAGGTCCATGCATTTGTCGGTGATGTGTTCGGGCGAGTTGTATCCGCCCTGCCCGCCACAGATGATCCAAGCTGGAACCTTGGCGGCGATGGCCGCCGGGACGATCCAGCCGATACCGCCAATTACCGCATCGGCGTGCTGGAGCAGCGCCAGCAGTTGCTCCACCGGAAGCTCGCCCTTGTGGAACTGGATGTCCGCCGGCGGCAGCGGATCAAGCGCCCATTCCTTGCCCGGCTCCAGATCTGCCGCGGAAACCACTTTCCAGCCCCTGCGGCGCATCTCCGCGGCGGCGCTGGCGATGTACTCGGGCAATGGGTTGCGCGTGTCTGCGCGCCATTCAGCCCGCACTGTAGCCGGCCGCACCAGGACATAACGACCTTCGACCGGCGAAGGCCCGAAGTCCGGCAGGTCGAATTCTCCAGGCTCGCAGCGGAACGCCTTGCGCAGGCCCTGGATGATCGGATCACGACCGTAGGCAATCCGCAGTTGGCCGCCGCCGACAGGGCGGTGCCAGTCGTGCTCGCGCTGGATGTTCTTGGCCTGGGTTCTCAACTGCGTCGCCGGGCGAACGCACTTCACATCGAGGCCGCGATAAAGCTCCGGCCATGGTGTTTCGAGGAATGCGCCCGGGTACTTCCTCACGAAAGCCCTGGCGTAGATATTGTCGCCCAAGCCGAGCATTCCCTTGATGAGCACAAATTCTCCTGGGCCAGAAATGACGAAGCCCGCACTTGGCGGGCTTTCGTTCGTCGGGTTTGGTTAGGCGGCTTGCGGGTAGATCAGGCGGAGCTGTCCGTAGCGCTTGTATGCCGCAGTGCAGCGCGACACGAAGTCCTGGTAGTCCACGCAGCCATTGGCCAGAGCGGTGATGGCGATCAGTTGCGCCTCAACTGCCCGGAGTGCGTCATCCGCCAGGTATTGGTGAATCTTCTCCCCTGCCCTGCAGCGAGATTTTGCAGCTTCGTAAACCGGCTTCGGCAGCGCAACGCCATATACCCATTCGGCAGTAATCTTTCCGAACAGCGGCGGCGTTCCGCTGGCATGCCCGGTAAACGGCATGCTGGTCAGCCGGCCGAGCGCCCTGTAGAACGGGTCGGCGAATCGTTTCTCCCATGTCGTCGCATCGGTGAGTGTCAGCATGGCAACGATCTGTTCGTCGCTGTAGGTGATGGACTGCGACCGGATCATGGCCTTGATGTGGCGGTCGCATGCGCGGGCGAACTTGGGAGAAAGCCAGCGGGCGAACTCGATGGCAAGCTCTGGATGAATCCAGGTGCCGCCATAGCGGCCTTTGCGCACCTCCACTAAAAGGTCGGGATTCCGGCTTTTAAAAATCTCTGGATCTTGCTCGGCAAGTTCGTCCAGAGCCTCGCGGATATACTCGGCGGTCTGCTCCGTATCGAGCCAGTGCTGCGGCCTTTTCCCGAAGCGCTTGGCTGCTTCGGTCGCATGAATCCACCCGTCACTAGTGAACCGGATAGCCTGGCCTTCGAAATCCATCGGGACGATGTTGCTCATGTCGTTACCTCGCTCATCAGGCGAATAGGAACGCAGCGGGGCGGAAGGATGAGCGACATCCGCCGTTCGGCTGTACGGGCCTAGCTGCGTGTTAGGTGCCCATGCGGGCGAAAGGGTTAAACCTGTAAGGCTTCTTCAAGGCTCAGGCGCGGGAAGCAACCGAGCGCGCTATAGCGACTGCAGTTGATCACCTCGACACCGCGAGCCTTGGCCTCAGCAGCTACCTGGGCAAACTGCCTGTGCCAGCCAGCGACCTTCGAGGCATCAGGGTTCTTCGTCTTCTGGTGATCGCCATGCCAATGGCTACCGGCAGCCAGCGAGCAGTCGTACCCGAGCAGAAGTACCCGCGAAGCGCCCTGCTGCATAGCGAACTGTATGGCGCGCATCCCGCTGTTGTAGGCGCCGCCTGATTGGTGGTGATTCACGCCGAAGCGCTGCTTGGCCTGGCGGGTGCAGCTCCAACGCTCGGCCGGGATATCAATCTCGGCGCCGTATTCGGCCCACCAGCATGCGTCGCCGGCGTAGATCACGTCGCAGAACCGGGCCATCTTCCAGCTGCTGTTCACTGCAACCGTTGGAAAACCAGAACGCTTGACGGCCACGCAGTCTTCAGCAGTCAACGAAGGCCCGCTGGCGATGCATACGACGGTGCAGCCAGTCCAACGCTTGGATTCCATCAGCCTTCGTTGACGCCTTCGGAACAGGGCGCTGTCAGGTATTCATTGCCACGCACCGGATCGGGCAGCCACCCGGCCGGGCTGTAGACCTTTCCGTTGTGCAGGACACGCATGTTCGGCAGGAGCCCATCGCGATAGCGGATTGTGATCCGCGCGCTGATATCGGATTGCACTGCCTGGGCAGCGATGAACTCGCGAACACTCAGTGGCTCGATAGCGGCAGGCACGGAAGGCCAGACAGTTGTCCAGATAGGAACGACCTCGCCAGTCACTGGGTCTTGCACGTCCTGCCGTTCCTGGATGTCCACCCGGTGGCGGAGACGGCCTGCTCGCATGCCCATTTCAGGCCACCGCAGGATCGCGGATCGGATAGAGAAGTGCAGTCACCGGAGCAGGCAGGTAGCCCTGAGCAAAGGCACTGTCGGGGTTCTCGTCGCGATTCTTGTAGAAGTAGCCAATCAGCAGCAGCGTGGCCTGCTGGACAGGCATCGCCACCACCTTGTCGCCGCTGCTATCGCGGACGTATTCCGGGTCGCCATTGCTATCCAGTACCGGATCGTCGTTACTGTCGCGCTCGACCTCATAGGCAGGCGAAGATTTCAGGTAGTTCTTCACAGCGCCTGATGCCGCAGAGATGTAAGCGCTGATGAGGGCGTCGTCCTCATCATGGTCCATACCGAGGTGGGCCTTGGCGCGCTCCAGGGTGACGTACATCATGCCTGGCGACCCTTCATCAACGACTCTACCAGCTTGATCGACTTGCCACGGCGCGCCAGAAACTCAGGGTTGTCGGGATCGTTGTTCCAGCCGACATAGGACTTCGGATCCTTCGCGAGCGCGCGCTTCACTCGGTCGAAGTTCTCGTCGCGCTGAAAGACGGCGCTGTAGACCAGGACTGGCTTCTTGCCTTCCTTCTCAGCATCCGCCAGCTTCCAAATGGCCTGACGATCAAATGTCATCAGCGCATCCATCGCGCAAACGGCATAGCGCAGTTCGTCCACGTCCGGTCTTTCGCCGTTGCGGCAGGCTTCAATAATTTCGCCAAGAGTTCTCATGAGCTGAATTGCTCCGGGTTCGTGCGCTGAGCAACGCGCGCCAGTAGACGGTTCTGGATGTCATGGATGTCGCGCATGTGCTCGGCATTGTCGAAGCGATGCGGCGCCGGTAGGGCGATCAGCGCATTCCACAATTCGGCGGTGAGCGCGAAGATGCGCTTCTCCTCATCCGTCATCATTTGATGGACACCCCTTTGCTCGGATCATGCTTCGATGCGCTGTCGCGCAGGTCTTTCCCGTCGCGGCCTTTTTTCACGGCCATACGCCAATCGGCGGAGGCCCCGGGCGCGCCTTCAGGCGCATCTTTCTGAGCGATCCAGTAGCAGCCGCCATAGGTGGTGCCGTCGCCCTTCTCGTAGCTGCCTTCGCTGCTGTAGACGCCGCGGTCGATCACCGCCGGGATTTTCACCGACTTCTCGATCGCCATGTCACCGGCCTGCATCTTCACCGTGACGGTTCGCCCGTCATCGCCTAGGCAGAGGTCAAAAGAGTCCAGCGGCAGCGCATCACGGCCATCCTTCGGTATCGGCATGCGGTCTGCGGCCTTGTCGAAGGTATCGCGCGCCTGGCGCTCCCAGGACAGGGTGAGATCGGAGAAGCGGCGCTCGAAGGTGGCGGCTACTTCGTCGACGGTCGGCACGGGCGGCAGTTGGATGGCCTTCACTAGTTCGGCGAGATGGGCGCGCAGGGCGTCCATGTCGGCATCTTTGCCCGGCTCGGCTGGAGGCAGTGCCTTCACAGCAGACTCCACCATCTCAACCAGCAGCGGACGTACATCCTCCGCGGTGACGGACTCGCCATCCTTCGCCGGAGGCAACTCAGAAACAGCCTTGGCCACCTCTTCGCGGATCAACGGTGCCACATCGTCAACCGTGACAGACTTCCCGTCTTCTGGCTGCTTCAGTTCGCCGAGAGCCTTGATCAGTGCGTCTCTGGCCTGCTCGGCCAATTCCAATGGCTCGGCCAATGCCTGGTCCGCATCCGAGCGCAAGGATTTGATTACGTCATCGAGGACTGGCTGCACGTCCTCCAGGGTGATTGACTTCCCATCCTGCGGGACTGGAATAGCCTTCACCAAATCATCCAGATGAGCCTTCAGAGCATCCATATCGGCGTCTTTTCCCGGCTCACCATCCTTCGGCTTGGGGATCGCCTTGAGCAGCTTTTCGACAATGACGTCTTCATCCATCATCGAATCGGCCAGTGCCTTTTCCAGTCCTGCAATGCGCTGGTCGCGCTCTGCGATGACGGCGCCGAACTCTTCGCGTAATTCTTCTCGCGCCTGCTTCAGCAGCTTGGAAAAGACCGGCGCCAGCGCCTTAGCCTGGGCCTCCAGATCACGCAAGTTCAGCACTGGTCAGCTCCTTTTCGAGTAGCAGCGCCAGCATGCGCGCCTGGTCTTCGATGTCTTGGTCGTCTGGCTCGGGATCGGCAGCGGGCGCCTGCGCCGACGTAGTGCTAGGCAGCACGTTGTTGCGCACTTGATCCAGCGGGAAGTCCTGCTGCTGCATGTAGACGGTGTCGCCGCCCTCCAGCGGGGGCAGATTGAAGTCGAAACGCGCGTCGTTGATGGTTTCGATGCTGCCGTCGATGAGCGTGCGGTGGTAATCCGCCTTCTTGCCAGCGTCCATCCGCATCAGAACCGACTCGTCCATATCCACCTTGTAGGGCGCGGCGTTCAGGCCCTCGGTCAGCAGACATTCCATGGCCTGAATGTCTGCCTGTAGAGCATCGTCGTAATAGAGCTGGTTGATCGCATCCACCCCCAGGCCTGATGGGATCGTCCCAAGCCCCACCTTGAACGGTGGAATGCCGAACGGCTGGCAGATCTGCTCGTCGGAGTATCGGAGCTGCTCGACCATCTGCGAGTCGACCGATTTCGATGCAAGCGAGACGAACTGCAGACCATCACCAACTACTGCGACCTTGCCGGCGTTGGCCCCAGTGAAATTTTCATTCCAGTAGGTCTTCAGGCGATCCGCCGTGCCATCGGAAATCGCGCCAGGTGCAGAGAGAATCCCGGACGGCTGAGCGTTGTTGGCGAAGAACTCCGAGGACGAACGCAAGATCCGCATGTTCTTCAGAGCCGGCCAATAAGCCGCGGCAATCGGCGGTAGTCCGATCAGAGGATGGAACGGGCAGATGCAGCGGTCATGGATGACCTCAGAGGCAGGAACAATCAATTGCGTCTCACCTTCCGGCAAGAGGTTCAGGTTGTCGATATAGAGCGAGTAGAACACCTCGCCAGAGTCGGAAACGAGCGGCATAACTCGGCATGGGTCAAGGATGTAGAGTCCAATCACAACTCCGCGCAGGTCACGCTCCTTGAGCGCATAGGTATTGCCCTGTGTCTTCTTCGACAGCGACCAGTATTCGCGGAACTGCTGGGGCGTCTGGTAGTGATTCGGCTTCTTGAGGACGGGTGAATAGGCCGGACTCTCCACCGCCTGCCAGATCCCTTGCGAGTTCTTCTGCTTCAGACTGAACGGAAGCTTCCCGATGTCCGTGGCGATGCGCGAGATACAGGCATAGAGCGTCGGATATTGCAGCAAGCTATCCAGCCGCTCTTCCTTGTTGCGCTGCCAGGCACCAGTGAACGGCTCACGGATCAGCGGCCACCAGCCACGCGACACCGGCACCTGCGACAGGCTTTTCAGTTCGCTGGTTGCCGCGACCTTGGCCGCCGAGAAAAGGCTCAGGCTGTTAGCCATGGGTCACCGCCCGCTTCAGCAGAAGGGAGCCGCAGAGCATGGCAATGCCGGCCACGATCAAGGCTGGCCCGGGGCCAAATAGCAGATGCATGCCAGCCACCATGGCCACGATGCCACCAAGGAACAGCAGGATGATCCACAGCACCGCACTGACGGCAAAGGCCAGCAGGGATTTAGCGGCCGCCTGCGCCAGCTTTAGTGCCTTTTTCATCATGCACCCTTACTTCTGAACCTTGGGTTTGCGGCCGCGTTTCTTCGGGGTCTCCGGCAGTTCTGCCGTGGCCTCAACGCTTTCTTCCTCTGGCTGCATCTCGGCAACCTCGACCGGAGCAACTTCAGCAGCGCTTGGCTGATCCGGCCAGCGCGCACGCTTCATCTTGACCAGGATGTTGGCGTACTTCACCGGCATGGTTTTCAGCTTGCCGGTTTTCAGATCGATCACTTGAACGCTCATAGACCCTCCAGGGAATCTGGCGCCGGAGCGCCCTGATTAGCAACCCACTTGGTCGTAGGTTTCAAGAACCGATACGCTCAGCGTTCCAGTCCCGCCAATTCGGTAGGCCCAGATTTCTGCTTCAGTTTCGATCTGCAGCGTTCCATTCAACAGAAAACCGTTCGCACCAGTGACTGCACTGCTTGCACCGATGTGAAACGAGCTTCCCGGGTAAGCGATGACCACAGCCTTGCGGCCTGGTCGCGCGTCGAGCAATTTAACTGCAGATTGCACCGGAACACCGACTACAGAGGTCGCTATGCTTTCCGTCGACCCAACAACCTTTGCCATTATTTATTCCTCTTTTGATAAATAAGGCTTGCCGCCAGATGGCGACAAGCCTTCACGTCAAGGTTTACGGCGCGGCATCACCCCAGTTCACGCCGGTCAGGTAGGCTACGGCCGAGGTGCGACGACGAGCCCAGTTGATGGTGCGCTCGGCGCGGAAGCCGACCAGGTTGCGCTGCCACAGCGATACGAGGACGGTGCTGGCAGTGGTCGGGTTGTCCGGCGAGTCGTTCATCTGCAGGGACGCCTCGGTGGACATCGACAGGTCGATGCCGCCTTCGTCGCCCAGGTAGATGTCGCTGGCGTTCACCAGGGCCACGATGGAGCCGCTGGAATCGGTCGGCACGAACTCCGACACGATCACCGGAAGACCATTGAGCGTGCCGCCGGTCATGGTGATGGTCGGGAACTCCGGTTGACCGAGAGCGTTGACCATCAGGCTGAGCGACAGCGCCATGGTGGCGGTCATAATGAACACACCGGAGGTTGGCGCGTTGTTGGCCGCGATGAAGGCGCTGAACAGCGCTTTCAGATCGGCGCGAACCGCTTCGGCGTCATTACCGCTGGACGCAATGCCCACAACACCGTTGAGAATGGAGGATGGGGAAACGCCGGAAACTGCAGCCTTGGCGGGATCGATGAAGTCGATATCCAGGCGTTCGCGCAGGGCTGCGGCCAGTTGGTCGCGGATGATGCCGTCGGCGGCCGGGCTGGAATCGCGGATCACCTCCATGGTGGCCACGGCGATGTTGGCAACCTTCAGCGGCTCCAGGGTGGTGCGGTTGAAGTCGAACTTGGTCAGCGGCTTGGCCTGGCCCTCACCAACCCAGTAACCGTCGCCACCGGAGGTCTGGCCGATCAGCGGAGTACGGAACGGAACACGACGCAGACTGGGCACGCCGTTGGCGCCGAAGCGGCCGAGGATGGTCTGCGGGCGCAGGTACTCGACGAAATCGGCGAAGACGTTGGTTTCGTCGCCAACCAGCGGACCGGCCCAGGTTGCGTCCGAGGTGGTCGCGGCGGCGACAGCGGCCTTGGTCACCAGGCGCTGAGTGGCGGCGATGATGGAGTCTTGGCCATCGTACAGGGCCTTGGCGATGCAGATGGCGTCACGGTGTTCCAGGTGGCCCAGGGCGAGGCACTTGGCGGCGCGAGCGAAGGCGATGCCGGGCTCCAGCTTCTGGGTGTTCTTGGCACGGACCTGCAGTTCTTTCACATCCAGCGTCTGGATGCGCTTGGCGCCGGGCTCTTCAGAAACCGGCTTGGCGGTAGCTGCCTGGGCCTTCTGCATGTTGCGCAGGCGACCGATGTGCTTATCGATGGCGGCGATCTCGGCTTCCAGAGTATCGAATTGCTCCGACTGCTCGGCGTCCAGGGTTTCGCCAGTCTCGGCGGATTTGGCCATGATGGCTTCCATGTCGGAAGCCTTGGCGGTGCGGGTCGCCTCGAACTCGGCGATCTGCTCAGCGATGGGTTTCATGTCGTTGCCCTCCTCGGGCTTCGGGGATTTGATGGATTTGGTGCGGGTTGCCGAAGCGCCGGCGGGGGTAACGCGAACGACCGGGACAGACTTGATGCCAAGCGCGGCGCGCTGTTCTCGGTCGATGGATTTCACGGAAGTGATCGTTGCTTCTGCGTTGGCCGGAATTGTCACGGCTGACAGTTCGAGCCACTCCCAAGAAAGGAAGCGCAGCCCCCAGGAACCAGGGATCTGCTCGAATTCTTTGGCGGAGAAGCCAATCGAGAGACCGCGGACAAGGCCAGACTTGATCGACTGCCAGGCCTCATCAAGTCGGTCTTTCAGCGTTCCTGGCTCATCCACCTGGGTGAGTTGAACGGATACCTCGATACCCTTCTGGGTAACCTTGGCCTCGGTGACGTGACCAATTGGCTCGTCGTGGTTGTGCTGCCAGAGGAAAGGGATAGGCAGCTTGAACTGGGCGCCTTTCGGCTCAACCACGTCCTGCATGCGATCTGGCGAAGGAGTAGAGGCAATGCCAGTGATGACGCGCTTCTCTTCGTCCAGCGCCTTCACCTCAAGGGTGCTGTACGCTCGATTGGTCTTCATTGCGGGCTCTCCAGAAACGAGAAAGCCCGCTCAAGGCGGGCTCTAAAGGTGCTAGGCAATCAGCCCAGAACGAACATCTGAAACTTCTTGGTCGCGGCAGCAGGGTTCTGCGCCATCAGCGTGACGGCGTTGAACATGGCCATCAGCGGGTCGATCTTTGCCGAGCCGCTGGCTTGTTTGGTGATCAGGATCGAATTCGCCCGGGGTTCGACGCGGGCATTACCGACACACCAGGCCATCATCGGCTGAGATGCCGGCTGGAACTCTCTTGAAGCCAACCAGCGCTCAGCGGTCTTGATCGCCCCGCCGAGTTTCCAGCCTTGGCTCACCGCGACAATTTTGTCATTCGGAATATTGCGCTCGGCCAGCTTGTCGAGAATCGCCCCGAGGCCAACCGGATCGCAGCCGATCAGGTCCAGCAGGCCGGCTTCCATGATTTGCTCGCAGATGTCCGCCAGCTCCTCTACGTCATCGCCGACACGCTTCACTAGCGTCAAGTGACCAGCTTTGGCGAAGTCTTCCAGGGCCGGAGCAATCTCCTTGCGCCGCTCCAGTACGGAGGGATGAGCCCAGGCGTAGCCCCAACCAAGCTTGCGCTGTGAATCCTTCTCCCGGCCGACCAGGTACAGGCCGAGCAAGTCGTCCAGACCGCCGCCGTCGACGCCGATGTCGATCACTTCGCAGCGCTCCAATAACTGGTCGAAGGTGACGGGTGTAACCGATCCCTCCCAGAAGTCGGCGCCGGCCCAGCGGTCGGAGCGGAGGGCCAGACCGATTTCTACGTTGGCATGTTTCGCCAGGAAGCCGCGCAGCGACTCTTCACCGCCGTTCTTGGCCTTCTCGTACTCCCGGTTGAGGAATTCTTCATCGACCGAGTAGCCGAGATTTGGATTCACCAGGGCCAGGTTCTCGGCCTTCAGGTGCTCCTTCGCCTTCACCATCTCCGGAGGATGCTCAAAGATCACCGGGACAAAGCGCTTGTCGACGATCACCCCGTCTCGCACATCGCGGGCGTACTGCAGCTTTTGCTTGAACACGCCTGCAGGAGGCTCATCCGACTGAGTTGTCAGATAGATAACGAAACCTTCAGGCCTTGATGCCAGACCGCCAATAGCCTCGCGAAGCATGTTCTCAGCGTCATGGCGCTTGCCGAACAACCAGAGCTCATCGACCAGGGTACCGACGGATTTCTTGCCGCCGACAGTGTTCGAGTCAGCTGCAACCACCTTCAGCGTCGCTCCGCTCTCGCGGTGAGTGATCGATTTGATGTGCGTCTGCACGTGCATCAGCGCATCGAGATCCTCATCGCGCTGTGTCATGTCCCGGGCCGGGGCGTAGGCGTTATTCGCCACCTCGACCGTGGGCGCAAGAATCGAGAACTCGGCTGACTGGCGCCAGTTCAGAATGAGCGCCGTCATCATGATCCCGGCAGCGATGGTGCTCTTGCTGTTCTTCTTCGGGATCAGGATGAACCATTCGGTGATCAGTCGGCGACCAGTCTCTGTGTCATAGGCCCCGAAGATCGAAGCTACAAGATCGAACACCCATTGAGCGCATGCCTCACCAAAGGTCGGGCTACCAGGGGCGTCCACGATCTTCAGTTGCTTGAACACATCCAGGGCTTGCTCCGCCATCTCCGGAAAGATCGGCGGCGGGATTATCGACTCGCCTCGGATCAGACGATCAGCCCAATCGGGACAGGCTGTTGTCCACTCCATATCACTTCACGGCGCGCAGAGGCGGAGGTGTCGAACCGAACTTCCTGCCGGCTACCTTGGCTGCCTCGGCTCGCTCATCCTTCTTGCCGCCCTCACCTTTCTTCGCATGGGTGTATTGAACCGCGGCAATCGCCGCTCTCACCTGCAGCGGAGTCGATTCGATCTTGCCGAGCGCGATGTCCTGAAGTAACTCCAACATATCGCAGTCGGGGGCTTGAACCGGCTCCGACCGCGTGCGCTTCAGGGCGCCACCATGCGCTTGCGGCTCCAGTTCCTCGCGCACTCCACCGGTCGGCTCATTTGCTGATTCCGGCGCCCGGTTTTTCGGCTTGCGGCCAGCGCCAGGACGCGCGCCGCCTGCATTCTTCCGCGGGCCTCCGCTCTTTCCTTTGACGCCTGCCATTTGCTGATTACCGAGGTCTGAAAAGGGGATTTAATCTACGAATGGG